GAATCTGGCCAATAAAGCACTTGGTCAACAACGTATTCATTATGAACCGTTGGAAGGTGATTCTATAAAAGTTATACAGCAGAGAGGTCAATTAATGGGTTCCCCCCTCTCTTTTCCTATATTGTGTGCAATAAATATGGCTATGATACGCGCGGCATACGAAGAGTATTATAGTCGAATATTTGCAATATCGGAACTACCGGTGCTCATCAATGGTGATGATCTCGCAGCTCGATGTTCGATCGGGCTGGAGCCTATATGGAAGGAATGGATTGCGAAAGTTGGTTGGACACTTTCTTTGGGTAAAAGTTATTTTCTTAGAGAATATGTTCAAATTAACAGTGAAACAAGACCGGTTATATCAATCCCGGTAGGTCAGAAACGAATTCATGAGTTTCAAGATCGCATTCCTTACATAAATTTTGGTTTTATAAATTCTCTCAAAAAAGCTGTTAAACAGTTTGATGGACCTGCTATAGAGATGTTTAGCCAAGATTGGAGATCTCGCTTTGATGAAATCTCTTTATATCCAGAACGCTTCATAAGGCCTTCTGTTGAATATTGTTATTATAACCTCAATAAAATTCTTGATGATTGTTATCGTTATGGTCGAACACCATTCCGATTAAATATCGAAAATCCTATTGAATTTGGCGGCTTAGGGTTAAGCGACCGAATCGTCGATTATAGTGTAGCTATAGAATCATTAAATTATTGTCCTACTAAGGTAAGGAAGATTCTTTCTGATCTTTACGATGAGCCTGAAAAGGTTAGTCGTGAAGAACAGGAGGTTGATTCTTTATTTGAAGAGAACGTATATTGTAAGAAATTTGATACTTTTGAGGCAGGTATGATGGCAGTATTGGACGAGCAGATTGCTCTATTGGATATGAAGATTTACGACCTAGAGAACCCCGAGAGCCCGGATCCATTCCTGGATGGTTTTCTAGTTGAATCTTATGAAATTGGTGCATATAAGCCACTATATTTTACTAGTGAGGAAGTCGATCTTCTTTTGGAAGACGATATTAATCATAATGAGTATAGGGGTTATGCCTTGGAACAAAGGGAGACTTTTTCTCGAAAGACTTTTGGTCATGTAACGTTTGGACGTTCATGTGCTAGGTCCTTCTCCTAGAGGTTATTACACCGTCTAAG